ATCCGTTCCCATATCGGCGGGTCAGCCCTGACCTCTGACGACATAGATGTTCCGGAGGGGCACTACGAGTCCGACAACATGAAGCTGACGGTTGTCCCGAACCGCAATGCGATCATGCTCTCGATCGCGTTCGGGATCGCCGTGGCCCGCGGTGCCGAGAGGGTGGGGGCCGCGATGCACGCCGGAGACCATGCCGTCTATCCTGATTGCCGTCCGGCGTTCGTGGAGGCGTTCAATACGATGCAAGGCGTCGCGGTCGAGGGGCATGGGCATCCTGATCTCCATCTCTGGACGCCGTTCATCCACAAGACCAAGACAGAGATCGCAGCCCTCGGCGGCACCTTGCAGGTCGATTACTCCCTGACATGGAGTTGCTACAAAGGTCTGGACTTGCACTGCGGGGTCTGCGGGACTTGCTACGAGCGGCGCGAGGCCTTCAGGGATTCCGGCGTAGTCGACCCGACGTTGTATCAGCAGGAGGCAGTGCTGGCATGAACATCAGCATCACCAGAGAATATACATGGGAGATGGGTCATGCGTTGTGGAAGCACCAGGGCAAATGCTTCAGCCCTCACGGACATAACTACCGCATGGAGGTCGAGGTTAGTGGCCCAGTCGATGAGGAGTCCGGCATGGTCTTAGACTTCGGACAACTTGATGACGTGGTGGCCCCGGAGATCATTGCCCACGATCACCAGTTCGCAATGAACGCGGCAGACGAAAGGCATCATGGAGGCAGCCTCCATCCGGACTTCGGTATATTGGATATGCCCTATGAGCCTACCGCTGAGAACCTCGCGCTCCGCTTCTTCCATTTCATCGAGGGTCGTCTGGAACCCGGCAGTCTGATTCTGGAGAGGGTGACGCTATATGAGACTGAACGGGCAAGCGCGACGGTACGGCGTTCATAAGATTTTCGGCCCTACCATACAGGGGGAGGGAGGTATGACCGGGACGGTCTGTCATTTCCTACGATTGTCCGGCTGCAATATGTGGGACGGCAGACCGGAGACCAGAGCGGCCTCGCATTGCCCGTTCTGCGACACCGACTTCTTCGCCCATACCATGATGACCGCGGAGGAGATCGGGGATGAGTTGCTGGGGCTGACGAACTGGCTTTACCGTCCCGGCTGGGTCACCATATCGGGAGGGGAACCCGCCCTCCAGGTCGATCAAGAACTGATGGATGTATTGCACCGGCATTTCCAGGTCGCGGTAGAGTCCAACGGGACGAGAGCCTTGGATGCAAAGGTGGACTATCTCACGGTCTCTCCGAAGTTGCCCATGCCCCAGACCGTTGTTCGGGAGTGCGACAGCCTGAAGCTACTCTGGCCTCATCCGAACCCGTCAATCAACCCTCATTCCTATAACGCCATCAGGGCGAAGGAACGGTATCTCCAGCCCATCGAAACCGGGAACCCACAACAGGACGACCGTAACATCCAGTCGGCCATTCGCGAGCTGTACGCAATGCCCAATTGGAAACTCAGTCTTCAGACTCATAAGATGATTGGAGTCGAATGATAAACCTGACCTGGAAAGACATTGATGCTCGACTCTCTGCGCTCCCGCTCGCCGGGGAGAGGGTATGGGGCATCCCGCGAGGCGGGGCTATCTGCGCGGGACTGGCACGGCAGTCCGGCGTGGACGTCGTAGAATCGCCGGAGAGCGCGACAATCGCCCTGGACGACGTAATAGATAGCGGAGCAACCTCCGAGGCTGTACACGCCGACTACGGGCTTTCAACGGTGGCTCTGGTGGACAAGGTTGCCGAGGGAATCGACACCTGGATTCATTTCCCGTGGGAAGAGCCACCGGAACAGGATATAGCGCAGTCGGTTCGCCGGATCATTGAATACCTGGGCGACGACCCGAAGCGCGACGGCTTGTCCAAGACTCCGGCCCGAGTCGTGAAGTCGTGGGAGACATTGTTCGGAGGCTACGATACGACGCCGTCCTCACTGCTCACATGGTTTGAGGATGACACTGACGAAATGATTATCTGCAAGGGCATCCAGTTTTACAGTACATGCGAACATCATATGCTTCCGTTTTTCGGGACGGTAGCGATTGGATATATCCCCGACGGGAAAGTACTGGGCATCTCAAAGTTGGCTCGCGTCGTTGAAAGCTACGCTCGCCGTCTACAGATACAGGAAGGGTTGACCCGGCAGATTGGCGAGTTGATCGACCCGTTCGTTAACGGCGTGGGTGTCCATGTGGAGGCTATGCATCTATGCATGATGGCGAGAGGCGTCCAGCAGCAGGGCAGCACGATGGTGACCAACTATCTCACAGGGCCGTTCAGAGACAAGCCCGAAGCGAGGGCTGAGTTCCTGGGGGCGATAAACTGATGGCGAAACGCAAGCAGCCGGGGCTATACCCAACCAAGGCGGTGCGGGTCAACGCTGAGACCCGGCGTTACCAGATGCTGGAGCTTACTAAGGCAGGCCTTACCGAGAAGAAGATAGCCGAGCAGCTGGGCGTGGCGAAGAGCTTGGTCAACCGGGAGATGAAACGCCTCCTGGGCGACCTTGCCCGCAGTGCTACCAGGACGGCGGACTTGGTACGAGCTCTACAGATGGAGCGGTACGAGGCGCTGCTGTCTCGGTATTGGCTCCTAGCCATGCAGGGAGACGCCGCTGCGGCCCTGATGGTATTAAAAATCATGAAACAGATCGACAAAATTAACGGTATTATCCCAGACCGACCACTCATATCGATGGTCGATAACCGGAGTCAGTTGCAGGTGAAAATTGGCGACGATGACCCAAGAGTCGTCCTTGACGGTCTCATATCTGCTATCGCTACCCGCAGCGATGCGAACGGAAGCAATCCAGCAATTGGAGCCGTCGCAAGCTGAAGCTCTCCGCTATTGCTGGCCGTTCTGGGCGAGAGCCAATCAGCTACCGCCGGACGGGGATTGGCTGACGTGGTTGCTGCTGGCGGGCCGAGGCTTCGGCAAGTCTCGGACTGGGGCAGAGGAGACACGCCGTGGCGTAGCATCTGGCGAGTACAAGCGCATCGCTCTGATTGCTACGACACCTGCCGACGTGCGGGATGTCATGATCGAGGGCGAGTCCGGCATCCTGGCAGTCACACCGGAGGCGGAGCGGCCCAGCTATGAGCCGTCGAAGCGCAGATTGACATGGCCTAACGGTGCTATGGCCCTGGCCTTCTCCTCCTACGAGCCAGACCAGCTACGCGGCCCGCAGTTTGATTTTGCCTGGGGCGACGAGCTAGCGGCGTGGAAATACGCCCATGAGACATGGGACAATCTGATGTTCGCCTTACGCCTGGGCGACCACCCCCGAGTCGTTGTCACAACGACACCCAAGCCTATCGAGATCGTGCAGAGGCTGCTAGAGCTACCGACTACAGCAACGACGCGAGGCTCCACCTACGACAATATTGCGAACCTAGCACCGTCGTTCATCTCGACCATCCGCGATCGGTACGAAGGGACACGCACAGGGCGGCAGGAAATCTATGCCGAGCTAATGGCGGAATCAGAGGGAGCCCTGTGGACTCGTACCATGATCGAGACCACGCGGGTTGCCGAGGCTCCTGAGATGCAGCGGATCGTCGTGGCTATCGACCCTGCCGTGACGAGTACGGAGCAGTCTGACGAGACCGGCATCGTCGTTGCAGGCGTCGGTCGAGAGGACGGCCACGGGTATGTCCTGAGCGATGCCAGTGGCCGCTACTCGCCGACCGGTTGGGCAGAGCGGGCCATCGAATTGTTCCACAAATTCAGCGCCGACAGGATCGTTGCAGAATCCAACAATGGCGGGGACATGGTGGCGCTAACGCTCCGAACGGTTGACCGAAGTGTGCCGATCAAGCTGGTACACGCAAGCAGGGGAAAAGCGGCGAGGGCCGAGCCGGTGGTGTCTCTATACGAGCAGGGCCGCATCCATCATGTCCCCGCCTTCCCCTCGTTGGAGGATCAACTCTGCACCTGGGAGCCGCACAGTGGCGACAAGTCGCCCGACCGTCTCGACGCTCTCGTCTGGGCGCTGACGGAACTGATTGTGGACAGCAAGGGTCGACCGAATGTACGGTTCCTGTGAGGGCTAATTGGCTACGGCGAGGAGTGGAGCTAGCTGCCGTGATCATGGTCGTGGCAGGTATCGGCATGGCCCCTGTGCATCTTCAGCTAATCACTACGGGCGCAATCGTCGTGATAGTATTGCAGATGGCCGAAAGAGGCCGGTAGGGGATAGGTGGGTTAATGACGCTTCTTAGTCGAGTTGTGTCGGGCTTGATGAAGGCCCCAAATACCGAGCGCCCCGCTATGGTTCCTCGTAGCGCGGGCCTTGCTGCCAGCGTCAGCGCGTCGATAGGTACGTCTGGTAGCCAGCTTGACCATATGCAGGCGTACGGCGCGGTCGGCTGGCTGTTCGCCACCGTTAATCGCATAGCCCAGGCCACCGCTGCGGCGGAGTGGAAGCTGTACCGGAGGCGAGGTGCCGACCGCCTAGCTATCGATAGTCACCCGCTACTCGACCTCTGGGAATCCGTGAATCCGTACTATACCCACGCGGAGTTCTTCGAAACGGCCCAGCAGCATATCGACCTCGCCGGTGAGACCTTCTGGCTGCTCGTGCGCGGCCCCTCGGGCCTGCCGGTAGAGATGTGGCCTCTAAGGCCCGACCGCGTTAAGCCCATCCCTCATGCTACCGATTACATCGCAGGGTATGTCTATCAGCTTGGTAGCGACAAGATACCGCTAGAGCCTGACGATATCATCCATATCCGAATGCCCTCCCCGCTCGATCCCTACCGTGGCATGGGGCCGGTTCAGGCGCTCATGTACGACATGGAGAGCGACAAGGCAGCGGCCCAATGGACTCGTAATTTCTTCAACAATAGCGCCGAGCCTGGGGGTGTGATCGAGCTAGAGACCGCCCTGAGTGACGACGAGTACGCCAAATTCGTGCAGCGGTGGGGCATGCAGCACCGAGGCGTCAGCAATGCCCACCGTGTGGCGATCCTAGAGAATGCCAAATGGCATGACCGGAAGATCACTCAGCGCGACATGGAGTATAGCCAGCTTCGCCGGTTGACTAGGGAGATCGTG